GAATAACTATTATGAAACCGACGCCTACGGAGGAAATGGAACAGCGCATTAGAATGAGGTATGCGTTTGCCATGTCATCATTTGGTAGAATGTTTTTACCTCATGGCATAACACCAGATATGAGGGCATTATGTAATGAATGGTCTCAAATTGAAGATCAACCACCCCGTGGTGATTTGTATCAAGTTGATCGTTACTTCTTAGAACTATGGAAAAAATGGTCATCGCCTTCATAGTATTTTATTGTTTATTTGGTTTATTTCTTTTCATCCTTTCAATTTTACAAGAGTAATGTTACAGTTTGCTAGGTTCTGTGGAACAGTATTAAACAATCCCTTTGGTATTGGTTTTCTGTCATGGTGTCTTGTCTTTGTTCCTGTCATAGGAATGTGGGCAGTTCATAAATATGACTGGCAACACTGGGAACCTTTCGCTAAAAAACATAACGAATGATACAGAATATAAATAACTATGAACTCCCTGCATGCCAGCAAAAGGCCCCTTGACAATTGTCGGGGGGTCTTTTATAATGGACTCATCTATCCCTACGCCTATGAACCTAAAAGTAATACAGTTTACAAATGGAACTCAAATTATTGCTGATGTAGAAGAATTGGAAGAAGAACCATCATGTTACCTTAAGAACTGTTATCAGATTCTTAATGGTGAACTTGAAGAGTGGCCTGAATATACTTCTGAACGAGAAGCACTTATTTACGCTGATAGAATTCTTACCATATCCGAACCACATCCTGATATCGTCAAAAAAATCCCTTCATGAAGTTTTACACTAACGTCCAACTTGTCGGAAATACTATCCTCTATCGTGGATATGAATACGGGGAACGTGTAATTCATAGAGATTCATTCTCTCCGACTTTGTTCGTAACTGCTAATAAAGAAACTGAACATAAAACGCTGGATGGAAAGTATGTAAAACCAATCAAATTTGAATCTGTACGTGAGGCACGAGACTTCATAAAACGGTATGAAGGTGTGCAAGACTTTGATGTCTATGGATATGAAAGATTTTTATATCAATACATCTCGGACAAAAATACACAGGAAGAGATGAAGTTTGATATGTCTGTGATGAACATCATGTCTCTTGATATTGAGGTTCAAGCAGAGAATGGATTCCCCAATGTTGAAGATGTTGCTGAAGAAGTTCTTTGCATTACAGTTAAAGATTTCAACTCCAAACAATTAATCACTTGGGGTGTTCGTGATTATGATAATACTAGAAAAGATGTAAAGTACATTTATTGCAACAATGAAAAAGATCTTCTACTAAAGTTTCTTGACTATTGGGTGCAGAATACACCTGATGTTATTACTGGTTGGAATGTATATCTCTATGATATTCCATATCTTGCTCGTAGAATTGATCGCATCCTAGGAGAGAAGTATAAAAAATCTCTTTCTCCATGGAATCTAGTTCAGGAAAGAGAAATCTATATCCAGGGTCGTAAGAATCTTGCTTACAATCTTGCAGGTGTTTCTTGTCTTGACTATCTTGATCTATACAGAAAGTTTACTTATAGTAATCAAGAGTCTTATCGACTTGATCATATTGCTATGGTTGAACTCGGTGAACAGAAACTGGATCACTCTGAGTTTGATACCTTCAGAGACTTCTATACAGGTAACTGGCAGAAGTTTATTGATTACAACATTCACGATGTGGAACTTGTTGACCGTATGGAAGACAAGATGAGATTGATTGAATTGTGTTTGACTATGGCATATGATGCACGTCAAAACTATGAGGATGTTTATTCTCAGGTAAAAACGTGGGACAATATCATTTTCAATTTCTTAAGGAAGGACAATATTGTTGTTCCTCAGAAAACTAATCACAATAAAGATTCTGCGTACGCTGGTGCTTATGTCAAGGAACCGATTCCAGGAAGTTATGATTGGGTGGTGTCTTTTGATCTCAACTCTCTGTATCCTCACCTTATTATGCAGTACAACATCTCCCCCGAGACGTTACAAGATACTAGACACCCTTCAGTTACGGTCGATAAGATTCTACAGAAGCAGGTAGAGATTGATGGTCAGTATGCTGTTTGTGCTAATGGTGCTCAGTATCAAACTGATGTTCAAGGATTTCTACCTAAATTGATGTCCCAGATGTATAATGATCGTGTAGTGTTTAAGAAACGTATGCTTGCTGCAAAACAAGCATACGAACACAAACCGACAAAGGAACTAGAGAAAGAGATTGCACGTTGCAACAATGTGCAGATGGCAAAGAAGATCTCTTTGAACTCTGCTTATGGTGCTATCGGTAATGAATACTTTCGATACTTCAAACTTGCTAATGCAGAAGCAATCACTTTGTCTGGTCAGGTTTCCATCAGATGGATTGAGGATAAGATGAATCAGTACCTAAATAAACTTTTGAAGACTGATGGAGAAGATTACGTCATCGCATCTGACACTGATTCAATCTATCTTAATCTTGGACCTCTTGTTACTAAATTTTTTAGTAATAAGTCTGACCGTAAAACAACAATTGTTTCAATACTTGATAAGATCTGTCAGGAAAAACTGGAACCATTCATCGATGCCTCTTATCAGGAACTTGCGAATTACGTTTCGGCATATGAACAAAAGATGCAAATGAAACGTGAGAATATCGCTGACCGTGCTATCTGGACTGCCAAGAAGCGATACATTCTCAACGTGTGGGATAGTGAAGGTGTTCGTTATGAAGAACCAAAGATGAAGATCATGGGTCTTGAAACTGCAAGATCTTCAACACCTGCTTTTTATCGCGATAAACTTAAGAAAGCATTTACAATTATTATTAACAAATCAAATGATGAGTTGATCAAGTTTATCGATGATGTAAAGGTAGAAACTAAGAAACGAGATGTTGCTGAAATTTCATTTCCACGAGGACTGAACGGATTATCTAAGTACAAATCTAGTTCTAATCTTTATTCTAAAGGAACTCCAATTCATGTTCGTGGTGCAATCTTATATAATCATCACATCAAAAAGATGAAACTGGATCAGAAGTATCCTATGATTCAGGAAGGTGAAAAAATCAAATTCTGTTATCTAAAGAAACCAAACCCATTTGGGGAAAACGTCATCGCATATCTCCAGACGATGCCGAAAGAATTTAAACTGGAGAAGTATATCGATTATGACCTACAGTTCAGTAAAAGTTTCTTGGAACCTCTGAGAAACGTTGTTGAAACTATTGGTTGGCAAGTCGAAAAAAAAGGAACACTTGAAGCATTTTTTGTATAGGAATTAGTATGTCATTTTTAAAAACTGTTATCTCGGAATTGGACAATGAGTATGCATCGGTTGCTGAAGACGGTATCGCCGCAGGGGATTGTGACACGTTTGTGGATACTGGCGCTTACATCTTCAACGCTCTTGTGTCTGGCAGCATTTACGGTGGTCTCCCATCAAACAAAATTACCGCACTTGCAGGAGAATCCAGTACAGGTAAAACCTTCTTTGCTCTGTCAATAGTAAAATACTTTTTGGCGCAAAATCCAGACGCTCAAGTAATTTACTTCGAGTCTGAATCTGCTATCACTAAGTCGATGCTTTCTGATCGTGGTATTGATGTAAAACGTTTGGGTCTGGTGCCTGTTACTACAGTTCAGGAGTTCAGAACTCAATCAATCAAGGTTGTGGATGAGTACACCAAACTCAAGAAGAAGGACCGCCCACCCCTAATGTTTGTTCTTGACTCTCTTGGTATGCTGTCTACGACCAAGGAGGTTGAGGACGCTTCTGCGGGTAAGGAGACCCGTGATATGACCCGTGCCCAAGTGGTCAAGTCTATCTTCAGGATTCTGTCCCTCAAACTGGGTCAAGCAGGTATCCCTCTGATCGTTACTAACCACACATATGATGTTGTTGGTTCGTATATGCCACAGAAAGAAATGGGTGGTGGTTCTGGTCTCAAGTATGCCGCATCTACTATCATCTATCTTTCAAAATCTAAAGAGAAAGATGGTACTGAAGTTGTAGGTAACATCATCAAATGTAAAGCATTCAAGTCTCGATTCACAAAAGAGAACTCTATGGTTGCTACACGTTTGTTCTATGATGAACGTGGATTAGATCGTTATTATGGATTGTTAGAACTTGGTGAGAAGTATGGAGTCTTCGAGAAATCGGGTAACCGATACAAGATTGGTGAAAGCAGTGTATATCCCAAGTCTATCCTTGCTGATCCAGAAAAGTACTTCACACCTGAAGTGATGCAAGCCCTTGACGAAGCTGC